GTCTACACCGGTCTTAAGACCGCTGCGGCCGCCAGCACTGACGCTCTCGTTACCAAGCTTCTTGGTGGTGAGGCGTAGTTCTAGCTGTGATTGGTCATGTCTGACCCAACTTTTAGTTGGTGATGACACAACATGCTTTTTTGACATGTTGATGGCCAGTCAATAAACATTTGGCTATGGATAAGTAACCCTCTCTCTTACGAAAGGGGCTTATGAAAAGCCTAATGTTACTCTGGAAGATGCTTGCCAAAGATTTGGCAAGCGGATGTTGCACTAGCACCACCCTCGACTGCAAAACAGTCGAGTTTAGAGTCAAACATGAGGGGATACAGTTTCTTACTATATCCCTTCCTAACTTTGGAAAAGACTTTGAGAAAAGTCTTGACCAAGGTTATTTAAGCCGACAGGATTTCCAGGGTTTTTCCTGGAGATCTGGTCTCCCTGTATTTCTACAGGGTTTCCTCGGCCTTGTGTTTGACCCAAGTAGTGGTCGGTTGCTTGATTCTCCAAACATCGAAGCTATTCAAGCTGTTCGGCAGCTTACGCTGCTTTACAGCAAGATGTTCCTTCTCACGAATAGTAAGAGGGAACGTGCTGCGATGGACGGCTATATCAAGTGTGAGCAGGAAGTCCGCGATGCAAGCTTTTCCATGAGTGACTCCGCGAGGAGTGACTTAAGGAGAGTTTCTAACATCGTGCTAGGGCGTGTTCTCAGTGATATTGACCGCAAAGTCATTAACTCTGATTACTTAGTCCCTAGTCACGGACCAGGTGCGACTGCTGACGGTCTTAAAGGTAACCGTAAGTATTCGCATATGTCCTGGCCCGTGCGCCTGGATAGAGTCTTCCCTTCGGTTGACTTTATCCTACCCAACGCCTCATATTATGAGGAGCTGGAAGGCGTGGACTTTCTCGAACCTGAGGCAGAGATTCCCGTTAAGGTGATCTCTGTCCCTAAAACGCAAAAGACCCCTCGTATCATTGCTATGGAACCTACTGCTATGCAATTTGCACAGCAGGCGGTCCGTCGCCTTGTATACGATAGTGTTGAGAGGGATAACCTCCTCAATGCACTAATCGGGTTCAATGATCAGACCCCTAATCAGGGTTTGGCATTGATCGGATCCAGCGATGGATCTCTAGCTACACTAGACCTTAGTGAAGCTTCCGATCGTGTCTCTTTTGAGCATGTACGTGAGTTGCTTGCATTTACTCCTCATTTGTTTGAGGTTGTAGATGCTTGCCGTTCACGAAAGGCTCTCGTGCCTGGCCATGGAGAAATCTCCCTGTCCAAGTTCGCGTCTATGGGTTCAGCGCTCT